AGTTCTCTACCTTCCATCATCTTCTTATGGATAGTTGTCATTTTCCTTTTGAAGTTCTTGCAAGTTGATTTCCTTAAAAGTTTGTAATTTAAGAAACACCTATATCCAACAAAATCAATCCCACGAATATAGGTTGGAAACACTTGCCAGTTCTCTTTGATTTTTAACTTTAGTCTAATTCTGAAGTAATCATCAATTTCTTTTTTCAACTCATGAAGTTTTCCTTTGTTGCTTCCAAGGATCACAATATCATCCATGTATCTAAAATAATATTTAATGCCTTTAACTTCCTTGATCCAATGATCAAATTCTGAAAAGTAAAAGTTTCCACTGTACTGTGAAAGATAATTTCCAATTGGAATTCCAACTTCACCAGGTGTGGAATCAATTATTTCATCTAGTAACCATAAAACGTCTTTATCTTTGAATAATCTTCTGTATTTTGATTTTAGAATGTCATGATCAATTGATGGATAAAACTTTTTAGCATCCAGTTTCAAGCAATACTGTGATTCAGGAATATCATGTTGCAAAGCATAGTTCATTTTATTTAAGCAAAGATGAATCCCTTTTCCTGGTATAGCTGAATAAGTATCTGATGTAAAGTTTTTTAATAATATGGGTTCAATCACTTGCATGATTGCCCATTGACAAATCCTATCAGGGAAATAAGGCAACTTGAAAATTTCACGTTCTTTCCCACTATCATTCTTGATGAATGTTTCATACTCTGAAGTTTTGTATGTTTTATTGATTAACATGTCTTGAAGTAAACCCAAATAATATTCAGGGTTTGATTCAACCATCTTGACTTCCTGATACCATCCTTTTCCCTTTTTAGCATTACTGTGTGCAAGGATCAGGTTGTCCATATCATAAATTTTGCTGTATAAATTTCCGTATCTTCTCATTTATGAACATCCTTTTATGCACTGCATAAACTGAATCTTCAACCTTTCTACATTTTCAAAGTTTACCAATACAGTTCAAAGTGTTTTTATTTTTTGCCAAGTGGCAGGGCAATTAAAGCTTCACATTTTTTTATCTTACTATGCATTTACTAGGTGACTGCTGATATTCCGATTACGATTAGAAGAGGTATTATTCACATTCCAATAGAAACTACCACTATTAGAAGAATTATTCCAATTACTGCCTAATTGAGTGATGAAGTGTTTCTTTTGTAGTGGCTTCTTATTGTTGTATCAACATCTTTAATTGCCCATAATATTTTAATTAAAATTTAAGCTGCATCAGGTACATAAACCAGGCGACCGCCGATACTCCGATAACGATTAGAAGAGGCAGTAGTCACACTCCAATAGAAACCACCACCACTAGAAGAATAATACCAATCACCGCCCAATCGAGCGACACGCCAAGCATCAAGTGTTGTGGTTTGATACAAATAGTCACCAACTGGAAGGGAACTATCACCAACCGTTTCAGATGGGAAGAATAACCAGTCAAATGATTCATTGTATGCGAATGCTGAAATATAACCATTTACTTTTGCAATTGTTATTCCAGCATCTTCATAAGGATCAGTTGATACATCATCTGTAAAACCATGATCTGATACATATAAATCACTTTGATTAAATATGTTTAAACCGTCAATCCACTTCCAAATGTTACCCCACCAGTTTTCTTCACCACGATATGAAGGGACATTGTAACCATTTACATTTGTTACTGATCCTGAAGCATTTCCAAGGTTTGTAGTTGCACCAGTAAGTTCTGATTCATTTCCTGTTCCTGATGCCTTATTTAATACACCATATCCAATTGCATTTTGCGTGTTAAAAGAAGCATATTCAACAGCAAACAACATCATTGTTGCAGAAATAGTAGCAGCATAAGCTTGTTCCCATCCTGATCCACGATTATTTGCAATTATTCTTGTCTTTGCTCTAGTTAAATCTTGTGTCAAGCCACTGATTGGTTTTGTATTAGCGATTGATGAAAGCATATCACCATCAGTTACTGTAAAATCTGCAATCTGTGCATCATCAAGGATATAATCAGAAACAGAAACATCATACAGTGATCCCTCATAAGCTGAAAGATAAATGAAGTTCTTTTCTTTACCGTTATGGATGAACGCTGGATGAAGTTTGAAACCTGACTTCTTAACATCAGAAACATAATACCTTGCTTTTCTCATGTGGAAGCCTTTACCATCAACCACTTTATCAAGTTCAAGTGGAACAACTTTATAATAGAATTTAGGTTGTTCAACCATCACTTGAACTTTTTCACCAACTGGATAGGTTACTTCATTGATAGTCACTTCTTGTAATAAAGCACCTGTTTCCGTATAAGCTGCATCACCATGATAAGCGATAATTACACCTTCATTATTTACATTACATCTTTTTCTTCCACCAAATAACTGAACGCTGTCAAAATCTACACCTGGAAGCTTATTAACTGCAGCTGCCAATCTTTTGAAAGTTCTACTTGTAAAATCAACTTCAACCCCAAATATATCTTCATCAGTGTAACCAACGAAACCTTGAAGATCTGAAATCTTATCATTTAGATCATTAACCATTTGAACGGTTGCTGTTGCGTTTGGATCCACTGCAACTGATACATTATCAGAATTACTAACTGTTGTAATAAGATCAATGATGATGCTTGTTACACTGATTCCTGTATTTGGTGGAATCCAGTCTGCATTAACAGCAGTTGTTACTGAATAAAGAATTTCACCTTCACTTGGATCCATTGCATAAAGTCCAATTGTTTTCAGATAATATCCAGTTGCAAGTGAAACATTATCAACAACTGAACTTACTTTAACAGATGATGCATTCACTTTTGATACATCTGCAATTACCTTTGATTGTTTAACCCCTGATATACTTGTCAAAGCTTCCTTTTGCGCTTGTGTGTACGCTGAATAATCTGTATCAGAAACTTTGATCTGTGTAAACGTTGGGTTTGCTGTACCTGCTTGAATTTTAGCCATCAAACTATGTCCTTTGGTTGTGATGACTGTTGCACTAAAACTTGCCATTTGATCACCTTCCTTTTATGATATTTCGTATTTATTACCTATGACTGGAACGCTTGCATTTGTAACAATTCCATCATTTTCATAGACTGTATTTATGTCTGATGTTAATGTGTAATGATAACCTTGTGTGACTACACTTCCAAAATATACATCCTGTGTGTCACCCTGTGGAAGTGTATTTTCAATAATAAAAATTAAGTTACAAGGGATCATTTGATGAAGCATTGAAAAAAGTTCATCCAAAGCACCATAAGTGCCAAGATGAACTTCAATATTTAATGTATAAATGTTATTTTCAAGATCCAATACATAATTATCTTTACCACAAAGCACATCAAGTTTTTCCTTCAATGCATTCCATGTGTAAGGGATTTTGTCATTCCATCTTGTTAATACCCTTAACCTTCTTGTTTCAATAGTATCTTGACTTGATGGTTTAACGTTTAGAATCTTTTCAAACCTTTTTAATCCTTCAGATGTTGCACTTGGAATGAATAAATCATCAAGTAACACTTCTGATGTGTCAAACACCAGTTGAAATTCAGGATCTTCAGCATCCATGATCATTTTATATTCCCTATTACCCTGAAGAACCTGTGGAATATATAAAATTAAATTAGCTGTTTTTATCATAAATTAGTCACCACCCCAAGGATTGGGATTTCATATTCCCCAAGTGTGAGGTTTTCAGCCACACTATTGATGCTTGTTCCACTGATGTCAATGATCCCTTCAATTGCAAGGATCCTTGTTTCAATCTGTGCGATCCTGACATAATTCACACTGGATGTTGCCCATGCTGTCCTTAATTCAAGCATATAATCTTCCAAAGTTGCAATTACATCAGCTTCAACCATTGACCAATCAAATCCACTATCAAGTGTAATGATAGCTGAAATGTTTGTTGTGACCTCTGTTGTGGTGTCCACTGTGACTACATGACCAATTGGTGCAACACCTAAACCATCACCAGGTGAAGCACTTGGATCAATAACTTCTTGAACTGTATCAATAAGGGTTGATGTTGCCTTGTCAAAATTACTATCAAGGATAGTCAACTTTACAGTTCCACCACCATTCCAAACTGGTGTGACTTTTGTGGATCCAACGCCAGCAATTGAATTTGTTTTATCAATATAATCTTGCCTGTTTCCACCGTATGGGTTCGTTTGGAATGAGTTCAAATATCTTGTTCTTAAAACTTCAGCATCTTCTTCATTCTCACCAGGAATCAGAACTGTTGTAATTTCTGCACTTGCTAATCCGTCAATATAATCAATGGGGATCAATGTTCCAACTTGATTTCCAATTTCACCTGTAGTTTCACATTCTAATTTGAAAACACCTGAACTGATTTGTTCAGTTGCAACATAATTCAGATCATCCAAACTGAACCTGGATCCAATTGAAACATCAATGTTGAATTCACCTTGAACGATTGCTTTTGTAGCTGGATCAGGTGTCATTCCACGTTCTGCAGCACGTCTAATAAGATATGCCCTACTTGATGTATCAGCAAAAGATTCATTCATAATTACATCAAATTCAATATACATGTTTTGAAGTTCAACTGCAGCAGGTGCCAGTGCATTGTAGATGATCGATCCTTCCCTTTTATCAACTGTATTAGGAACAGCATCCAGCATCCGTTGAAGGATCACTTCATAAGTTACATCTTCATACATCTAAACATTCACCACCCTTTCTGTTTGAACTTCACCAAATATTGTTACTGCTGTAAATGTGACATGAACTTTTTTTCCACTTTTTTCAAAGTTGAAATTTGTCACATTTGTGATCCTTGAATCCTGAAGTAAAGCTTCAGTGATTCGTCTTTTTAATTCAGGAAGAACATAATTTATTTCTTTTCCAAATAGATCCTGAAGTTCTACACCATAATTCCAGGAATAGATCAGGTTATCATATCTTTCAATATTCAGGATCAAATATATTGCTTGTTTCATAGATTCAAGTTCATCAGTGTTTCCAGCAATGACTTGATCTGAAATATTAAGTTTGAATGTTTTACTTGGAAGTTCTTCATATTCAAAATCGTTTTGAAGATCATCATTTACTTTTGGAATCAATGTCATCACCTACCTTACCCTATCCAAAATAATATATTTCTGCCCACCTTGAACCTGCAGAAGCATCACTGTTTCATCTACTTTCAACCCAAGGTGTATAGTCATTGTCTTTTTTCCAGTAATAGCATGATTATGTGTTTCATTTGATGCTGAACCACCACCTGAATAAGTGTCACTTATGGTGTGAGTATGGGTATGATCTTCAGCTAGGTGATCCATTGTCATTTCCACTTCAAAATCACTGACCAGGCTTGAAAGCACCAGGTGTGATTCATCCAGTGTCAACCTTTGTTCAATGTTGACTTTAAGTGGTGAAATGCTTGTTACTGCACCAAATACAATGGCAGCTGGATTGGATGCTTTTACTGCATCAACAGCTGCCATTTTTATGATCTCAATTAAATTAGGCATTAATCACACCACCTTTCAATGTCAGATTCATCACATGATCATCTTTGCTGAAGGTGTGTGTTGCTTTCTCAACCACCATATAATTCTTTGCAACAGCATCACCTAAATTCAAATTGATTGGAATGGATGATCCTGCCCTTACCCTTGGATCACCAAAAGCATTGCTGATCTTCAGGGATCTTTTATTTCTGTTGTAAAGTTTTAAAAGGGCATCTGCTTTTGCTTTCCCATTAACTTTTTCATTGATGGATTCAAAGTATTGCAGCACACCCCAAGCATTCATACCTGCACTGTCCTGTGCAATGTAGATTTCCCTTTTTCCAGCTTCTTCATTGTCATATGAAAGCTTGATCTTGTTGTATGTTTCACCATCAATGGATGATTGATATTTGAAGTTTTCAGCAGCTTCATTATCAATCAACAGGTTCAACTTCATAGATTCCACATTCTTCAGTGTAATGTTTCCAAAATCATCAAACAAAACATAAAGTTTATTTTTTCCCTGAAGTGTTAGATCCAGTGAATTTTGGATCATTTCCATTAAGCTTTTGTTATCTTCCACCCTGGAAGCGATCTTAAAGCCTGTATCTTCCAATGTACCTGTTTTAAGGTTGAAGTCTGCTGCAATAATTTGAATCAGTTCACCTGAAGTCTTATTTGAATAAACATAGGTGTCTTTGTTCTTCAGGTAACGCAACTGATCATAAGCAGTCACTTTGATGATCCCATTCTTATCACGTTCTTTCTTGAACACAAAACCATAAAACACTTTTAAATTATCAACCTTAAAGCTTACAGAATTACCTTCCTGGAAGTTGATGATCCCATCAGGTACAACTGAAAAGGTAAGCTTCCCTGGTTGACCTTTCCTGTCTGTTTCCCACTTGATGGATCCTTCAACAACAGGTTCATATACTGTGGATCCATTCTGAATCAATAATTCAACCATAACCCACCACCTAACTTGGCATGGTCAATACTTGACCAACTGCAATCAGATTAGGATTTGAAAGATTATTCAGGGAAGCAATTTCACTGTATTTGCTGCCATTACCAAGATTCTTCTTTGAAATATTCCAAAGGGTATCACCTGATTTGACAGTGTATGTTTTCAGCTTAGGTGCAGTTTCAGTGGATCTTTCTTCCTGAACAGTTGCAACACGTTTCAAAGCCTTAGTTTCAATTTTAACTGTTTTGGTTCCATAATCTTTCCACTGCTTCAGCTTGATTGACACATTCAATGACTGACCATCTGAAGCATCTTCATCAACACTGTAATCTTCAATTGACACCTTCAAATTGGTATCAAATAATAATCTTCCACCAGGTGAAGTCCTGGAACAAATAAACTGGAATGGTTCTTTCTCCAACTTCAACTGTTCAAGTTTTTCCAGGTAATATGAAGCACCTTGGAAGCCACCAGGATAATATCCAAATGGATATTTTACATGTGGGATCATGGCAGTGAAGGTGATGTCAGTCAGTCCTGCTGACTTCAATATAGTCACTTCACCATCATTGATCAGGTTGATGGTTTTATTTTGGTTCTTAATTTTCATTTGTATCTTGGAAGGTGTGACTGGTAAAGCAACACTATCCAAATAAACAATGTATGCCATTAGTCATGCACCCCCTCTGCAGCCACAACCATAGTTTCATAAAGTTTATCTTCCAGGTATGTGACCATTCCATCAAGGTCTGTTTCACTGCTTACCTGGTTTGTAACTCCACCCATATCCACTTTGATTTCAGCTGTTGTGAATCTATTAATAGCTTCCTGTTCAGCAATTTCACGCAAGTATTTCAATTCTTCTTCACTTGCATCCATTGAATTTGCCATCTTAGCTGTGTTTGATGCTGTGTCAGCCATATCATAAGACATGTCATCAAACGAAAAAGCAGCTGGATCATCTTTCTTTGCAAGTGCTTCAGCTTTTGCAATATCAATTTCAGCTTGTCTTTCAGCAGTTGCAATTCTAGCATCATCTTTCATTTGAAGTAGATTAGCATCACGATCAGCCATCTTAGATTCAATTTCACTTTTGTAAGAATCAAGATTGGCATTTCTTGCTTGCTTTTCAGCTTCATTTCTGATTGCAGCTTCACTTCCAAAGGTAACTTCACCTATAACCCCAATAGAAACACCAGGTATCTTATTTGCTGCATTAATGAGATCATTCAAAAGGCTAATGGCACCATTCACCATGTCTTGCATAATCATGATTACATTGGTTCTCATGTCACCCATAAAGTTTGAAATACCAGTACCAGCTGACATCATGCCAAGCTTCATTTTATCCCAAAGATCTAAGATCCAATAAATACCTGTGAAAAATCCTATCTTCACCCAATCCCAAGCAGTCAGGATTCCATTCATTGCAATCTTCCAAGCAACTTCCAATCCACCAACGGATTGAACCCACTTATAAATCATTCCAATAAGAATACCAATTGCCAGTGCAATCCACATTGCAGGGTTAGCTAATAAAGATAAATTAAGTCCATCCTGTGCGACCTTGGCTGCCCATGTAGCAACTGCCTGAATACCTAACACTGCAGCATATGCACCTGCAGCACCAGCCAAGCCATAAACAACAGGAATTACAGTATCTAGGTTTTCACCAATCCAGGCTGCACCCCTACCAATGAATTGAATTGCGGGTTGTAAAGTTTGGATCAGGTTATTACTGATCAATGTACCTATTTGCCCAAAGGTCATTGGTATTTCTTTGAAGGTTGAATCTATATCACTACTAGCACTTAACATTGCATTCTTAACTATATCAGCAGTGATCATACCCTCTGAAGCCATGTTCCTGATCTGTCCAATTGGAACATCCATATAATCTGCAATGCTCTGAATCACGTTTGGTGCTGATTCAAATACTGCATTTAATTCTTCACCACGCAAGACACCTGAACCAAGTGATTGTGTCAACTGTAAGCTTGCAGAAGCCATTTCCTGTTGGCTTGCACCAGCAATAACGAATGATTTATTTAAGGCTTCAGCAAAAGCAATGGTTTCTTCATTAGAACTGAAAGCATCCCCTGCCCTTTGCCCTAACTTGGCAACTATATCTGCAGTTGCTTGATAAGATGCCCTGGATCTGTTTGCTGAAGCTAAGATCTTATTCTGAAGTTCATCAGTTGTTTGAAGTCCATCATTCATCAGGTTAAGCCTTGCAGTGGTCTGTGACATTGAATCTGATAGGTTTAGGATTTGCTTTGCACCAAATGCAACACCAAATGTGATTGCAGCATTCTTCAGCTTATTCATAAAACCTGATGATCTATTCATTTCATCATTGAACTGCTGTTGTGCTTGACCAGCTTCCCTTATTTCCTGTTCAACATCATTGATTGCCATTTCTGCCCTGTTTAGTTCTGCCCTTGCAGCTTGAATGGATGATGAATCAATTGAATTACTAGATGCACTTTGCAATGATTCAAAACTACTTAAAACCATATTCATGGCCTTGTTCATACTTTTAAATGCTGGTGACATCCCATCAGTGACTTGAATTGCAGTTCTAATTGTTGCCATTTTATCACCTGCCTTTATAAAGAAAAATTAGCAGGACAGTCACTGATGGAACCACCCTGCTATTATTTTCTTGGTTTCTTAACTTTCTTTTGATTCTTCTTTTCTTCTTCCATTTTAATTTCTATTGCAGCCACAAGGAATGCACGTTCTTGCCTTTCCAGCTGCAGAAACTGTGATGGTGTCATATGAAATTTGTGAAGGCAATAGTAAGCAATGTTTGCTTCAAAATCACCTTCACTTATTAGTTTTTTGCTTCTTCAACCGTTTCTTCAAAGCTTACTTCAAACCCATTGACTTCTTGAACCTTAGTCAAATAGTCAGCGTATTCACCAGGTGTCAACATGGTTTTCAGAAGTGTGTCTGATCCCATGGCACTATATGAATTCTGAAGTTCAGCATCATCCAAGTTTGGATGTACTGTACAAGTTGCAGCTAGTTTTCCAAGGTAAAGGCTGAAGTCAGTTTCTTGTGTGAACTGATTCCTTTTCCCTGGTACTTGAACACGCTTTGTGCAACTTTTTCTTAATGCTTCATCTTCTGTGGAAGTAATACAACGGATTTCCCAAGGGACAGCTTTTCCATCATCCCCCATGAAACGTTTTGAAACTACATGCTTAATATTTTCTACCTTCTTAGCATTCTGTGCTAAAAATCCTGATAAATTTCCCATTCTTCAATCATCCTTCCTTTTAATTATTGCATACCTGAAAGATTAGTGAATTCTTCAGGCATTTCAAAATCTTCAAAAGTAAAGTCAATGGATTCATCCAAGTATTCTGCATCAGCATCAAACTTGGCAAGCAGTCCACCGTCAAGGTTACAATCCTTCAATACTATTGTTTGTCGACCAACTGAAGATGTTGGATCTTCATTGGTTACTTGAATGTCAAAATAAACATCTTCACCACTGTCTTTATATCTCTTTAACAGCTTCCTGAAGATGCTAATGTTGTAATGGAAGGTTGCATTACCTTCACCATCCCATCCAGTTGATTTATTACCTTTTCCAGTTTTCCCTAAGATGGGAACTTTGGTTTTGCTTTTGTTGAAGTTCGCTTCCAAGTTAATTGCTTGCATAAATTCATATCTATTATCTTCAATGGTAACAAAGCATTTTGCAAGGGAAGCACTGACTGCATCCTTAGCATTCATGATATTTGCCATCTATTTTGCACCCCTTTCTTATTCAACTACAACTGTCATGTACAGTTGCGCCATTGCATTAACAGGTGTCACAACGTCATTGATCACAACAGCTTTCTTAGTGGATCCAGCTTCAACAGTAATGTCATCAGGTTCAAAACTTTCAATTGCTCTAATACCCTGAAGCTGTTGATGATGTGTCACAATGTCATTCCATAAACTGATTCTTCCATCAGCATCATTTGGAACATTACCCAAATACTTTGAATTGAACAGCGTTCCAATATCATTGGCAATCTGATCAAGAACCCTGATGGTTTGATTGCTGCTAAAGTCACTGGATTTTTCATCAGTAACTGTTGTGAAGGTATTAATATCTTCAAGCACTCTAACTTCATCCCCAACTTTATGGAAGATGAATTTACCATCTTTAAGTGCTGCTTCAAGTTGTGATTGTGTATAAGTTGTTACTGGTGTGAATCCACCATCATAAACCTTGTTTGTAAGGCTTTTATTCACTGCACAACCAGCAACTGCACCTGTTGCCCAAAACACTAAAGCAGAAGCCAATGCACCAGCATCAGAAACTGTGTTTTCAACACTGATCACACCTTCATAATCTGCAGTTGAAGTTTGATATACAACAGCCTGGAATTTCATTCCTACTGTATCACGCAAACGTTTTGTGTATTGAACTACAAGATCAATGATTTCAGATGTAGTTGACAAGCATCCAAGTGTATTGAAACTGTATGCTTCAAAGGCATCAAGTGCAGCTTGATATTCAGTTCCTGAAACAGCTGATCCATTAGATCCACCAGTCAAGTCAAGTCCAGCAGTTGCAACCAAAGCCACATCAGCTTTCCAAGTCACATAATCGGTATCTTCAAGATTATCTGTGTTTGGAAGAACTGTCTGCTGATCCACCAAGGTTGATCCAAGGTAAGTTGAAACATCCATATTTGTTCCATCATCCACATTAGCTGCAATCACTGTTTTTAGATCATTGCCACGAACACCTTTATATTTTGCTGTGCAATAAGTATTTGCTGCAGCAACACCAGTGTTCATTAGCTTGTAGAAGTGACCAGTTTTGATGTTCTTAAACAGATCACGCAAGCCTTTCAATTTTTCATGTGTATAGTCATAACCAAAGATCTTCAGTGAATTCTTTTGAAAATCTTCAGTGGTAACTGTAAACACTGCATCATCAACACCCCAATCCAATTCAATGGGTAAAGCAATCACACCGCGATCTGCAAGTGTGGCTGAAGCTTTCAGTGCGCTGATGAAATTAATATAAGTACCAGGCAACACTTTATTTTGAGTTACGAACGTACCACCACCAAGTGCCATATTATTTCACCTATCCTTTCACTTTCTTAAATTTTTCAATCAGATCATCCACTTCTTCAATGATGTATTTCTGATCAGGTTTCAAAACGACATTCAAAACGTCTTGTTTATGTTTATATCTCTTTGCTGAAATAAGCTGTTCTTTTGAATAAACAGCCATTTCAACTGATTCTTCTGTTTTCTTAGTTGCCAATATCATCACCCTTTCACATTATTATTGACTGTCAAGGTTTCCATTGGATCACCTGGAACTTCAACCTTCCTGATGAACATGTTAAAGTTCACAAAGAAATGAAGCACATCATCAACCACTTCATGGTTCATCCTGGTTCCACGAACCATGTCACCATCAATCAGTGTAATAGTTTCTAAGGCTTCATAAAGATTTGAAGCCATTGTTTGAAGTTCCAAATTACTTCCCTGAACTGAAGGAAAGTAATGAATATCAAATGGATACTGCCTGAAGGATCTTGATCCAATCAACTGATCATTGGATGGGTTCAGAACAGCAATAAAAAAACAAGGTTCAGTCAAACCTTGCTTCACATCTTCACTGTATATCCTTACACCATCACCAAATACTTGGTTTAGCTTAATGGATATACCATCTATTAAATTATTAATCATTGAACAATTCCCCCAAGTATTTAGTCAGTTTCTTTTCCAGGATCTTTTCCTTCTGTGCATCAATTTCCTGTTCAGAAATGGTTAACATGAACCTTCCAGGTACCCAACCCTTATGATTCCTTGTCCTATGCCCAAATTCAACATAAGACGAATATTCAACAGGGTTGACTATCTCAATTTGATAAGTGGTACCCATCTTACCAATCTGCATGGAATCAACAAATGATACTGCTGATGATCTTTTCCCACCAGTCCAGCCACGTCTTAATGTTCCACCATTTTTTCCAGTTCCATTAGGGTATTGACCAACAGGTGTCCGTTTGATTACTTTAGCAAGAAGCCTTGCAGCAAGTTCTTTTACACATGCTTCAAAGAATTCCTTCTTAGCAACTTCCTGCATCTTTTCCATTCTCTTTTGAAGTTCCTGGAATTGTCTGTAATCAACCCTTCCCCATTTCGCCATTACGACCACCCCTTAAACAGATCCAACACCACTTCCTGATGATGGGTAAACAAACCAGGTTCACCACTCTTTTCATATTCAGCAGTCTTTCCATTTTGGGTTACTGTGATCTTGGATCCAGGTGGAATATCAACTTCAGGTGCAATGAATAGTTTCACCTTTTGGATTATTTCAGCAGCATTGCTGTTTTCATTAGTTGTGGTAATAGTTTCAATGGACAGTTTGCAAGGTTGATCAGTATAAACAGGTATTTCATTAAATCCCATTCGTTTGGTGACTGGATCTTGTGTTTCTTGTCTGATGTGGATGGTGCAGATACCTTTCCAAAGCTTTTCAAGTGATTTCCTTGTACTTACCATGAAAATGACCTGTATGAAGCAAAGCTACCCTTTCCATAATTCATCAGATACAAGATCAGTTCATCCAGCCTTTTTTCAGGTGTTTTGTCACCACTCCCAAATGCAAATGTAATATTGGTGTCACCTTCCTGAATACTCTTTCCCATTGCTGAAATATCAATCCCTGTCAACTGTCCAGTTGACTTCTTACTCAATAAAAATTCACCAACAACCATGTCCACTGCAATATTATGAAGTCCATCAGGAACTGCATCCACATTACATTCTGACTTAATGTGATTCTCAACTTTTGTGATGATGAAATCAAGCACCCAACTGTCAGCTTCAGTCACTGTGTAACCAAATGAAGCCAGTCTTAATGTTACATTTTCAACCATTATCATCACATCCTTTATTCAGTTACTTCATCAACTTCATCTTCAGGTTCCTGTTCTTCTTCAAGTGCATCCTGGATCTTCTTCAGAATACCATCTTGACTTGATGATCTTCCAAGTTCAATGTCATTTTCTTTAGCATACACCTTCAGTTCATCAACGGTCATTTCTTCCAAAGGTTTTTCTTCAGAAGTAACAGCAGCTGATTTAACTTCAGCTGCTGTTGTCATATTTTCACGTCTATCCTTATATCTTCTTAATAGCATAAGGTATCACCTACGCTTTCTTATACTTGCCAATTACAACCTTTGAATCATTTGACAATACTGCAGTATAGTGTTCATCTGCAGAAACAACAGTTGTTTTAGCAAGAATATCACGATCATCTTCAGTTTCAACATCACGCTTCATGTAAATTGTGAGTGCTGGTGATTCTTCTTCAAATCCATCTGCACCTGAAGCTTCATTTGGATCAGCAAGTGCTGTGATAACAATTGGGTTTGCCCAATATTCAGTAACCACTGCAACCTTATCACCTACAACTAAAGTGTTATCAATAGCTTTTGCCATTACAGTTGAAAGGTGTAAGTTTGTAGCATCTTCAGTAACTGAATCAGCAACAATTGTGATTGTACCAGTTGCATTGTCTTTCTCATACTTAACAAGCTTGATCTTCTTAGAAGGTACGATTTGACACCCTGCAACTTCACCAATTGTACCAGTCATCACTGTTTGCATTGGATATTTGTTGATGTCTTTGAAATCTGCATCCAATCTAAGCTGTGTAACTTGCTTTGGATGTACAAACATGATCTTTGCAGTCGGAATATCTGATTCATCTTCAAATAAATCAACTGCATTTACAATACCAGTGTAACCAACAACTGCAGCTTTACCATCATATTTAAGTGTTGCATCCATCAGCGCATCATGACAATCATTGTCTACCTTTGCAGCAATAGCCATGGTAAGTTGATTTGTTCCTTCACCTACTGGATCACCATAGCCTGAAAGAACAGATTCATCTGTCATTTCAATAGCTTTACCTGCTTTCTTAACAGTTGCAGTAGTAGTTGAAGCAGTAAGTACAGTTGTACCCATTGCAACACCTTCTGCAACATCTTCTGCATCACCAATGTAAGCGAACTTTGGAACTGTGATTGTGTTACCTGCTCTACCTGCAAGCGTGTTGTCAATTTTCGCCATAGCTGAAAACTTGATTTTCTTTGGAAGTTTTGCACTGATCATCTGTGCCATAACTTCAGGATTGATTAAATTACTTAATTTTGTTTGTGGCATATTAAATTACCATCCTTTCTTATTCTTGATTTGTTAAGGAATCATATAGATCCTTATTTGAGTTGTAAAGTTCTATTCTTTCTTTGTAACCCATCTTGTTGAATTGTTCTTTACTTACTGATCCAGGTGTTGTGTCTTTACGTTCACCAGGCTTTGTTCCCTTAAATGTGTTCTTGTTTTCAACATCAAACAAGAACTTTGAATCTTCACTTTCTTGAAGCTTTTTCAATTGACTTTCCAAACCTTTAATTGATTCACCATCAAGTTCAGCCTTTTCCAAGTCAAGTAATGCTTTAACTGCTGTGATGTTCTTTGCTTTTGCTGATGTAAGTGCTTTTTCAACAGCATTGTTAATTTGGATATTCTTCAGATCAGCTTCATACTTTTCTTTTGCAGTCTTGTTTTCACCCTGAAGCTTTTCAATTTCAGCTTTTAAACCTTCAGCATCAACTGCTTTCAGATCATTCAATTGTTTATCCCTGGTCTTGATGTCAGCTTCAAGTTGCTTCTTAGAATCATTTACTTCATCAAACCTTACTTTGGGAATAAACCCTTTCAGTTCTTCAGCAGATGCTTGTGCAGCTTTTTCAGCTTGTTCTTCAGTCAATCCAAGTTTCAAGAAATCTTCTTTTTTCATTTTTTTCATCCATCCTTTCAAATACATTGTTTTTCGTGGTTCAGTCCACGTTATTTGTCTTGATAGTTTACGTCCATCAATACCAAAATGACGATATATAAAAAGGTGCTTCCACATTAGAAGCACCTTAATGATCCATTAACCCAAGGATCAGGGAAGATATTTGATCACCACCTTATTTCACAAACTTTTCATACCAATCATTATACTTTATATTACTTGGTACATAATAAGTTTCACCATCCTCACCCCTTGCAGCACGTTCACCCAAGCTGAATTCATCATCAAAATAAGGGACTGTGACCGTTCTACACCAGGCATGAAATGGTGGTGCTGTAACACCAACCTCATAATCCTTCATGTCAAACACATGTCCGTCCAACCCTTTACACACTTCAGAAGTGTTATTGTCCAGGGTTGCCACGATTTCAAAGCGTTCCACATCAAGATCATTGAAAGCATCTTTCTGTGCAGCTGAAGCAAAAGCAGCAGATTCAGTCATTACAAGCCTGCCTGCTTTATATAATGCTGCCCTTGGTTTAGTGTCATGTGTACCAATAAGCTTAGCAATATCTTTTATTACTTGATCAGGTGCTTTACCTGTAATGACTGACTGTGTTAAGTGTGTTTGTAGGTTGGCAATTAATTCTTTCTTATTTGTCCATATCCTACTGCTGAATGTCTTACCATCCATTGTCCAGGGTTTACTTAAGATCTTATTAAGCTGGTTGTCATTCAATACATGAAGATCCCAACCAATATTGAAACCCTTTTGGATCTCAAAGGCTGTGTGATAATATCCATCTTTATAGATACCACGCAACAGATCATCAACATCATCTAATTGATTCCCATAAAGCACTTCAACCTGTTGTTCCATTTGAACCTTTAAAGATTGAAGCCTAGAAACATGAACCCTTGCTGAAGCATTTTCAAGTTCTTTCATCCATCTTTGATCCAGGGCATTTTCTTTCCCATATTTGATGTATTCATTCACATCCCACTTGAATTCCTTCAATTCCTTAGTTGTCAGAAGCTTTCTTGCTTCAGTCATGGTGATTTCATTATTAGCAGCAAACCTTCTGTACCATACAGAAAGTTCCTTTTCAATATTCTTAGTGGTATTCCTGTATTGAATATCAAGATCCCTTAAATATTGTTCACCCTTATTGTTCTGTGCTTCTTCAATAAGTTCCATTCTTCTTTGCCAATAACTCTTACTCTTTGACATCATCATCACCT